GCTATTATAAAAGCGGATATATTATGATTTACGACTGCTTTATGTTTTATGAGAATCTTGAATTACTTGAACTGCGGTTGATGACCTTAGACCGTGTGGTTGATAGGTTTGTGATTGTCGAAATGGGTAGAACGCACATGAACGCTCCGAAACCTCTGCATTTTGACAATAACCGGCATTTATTTGAGAAGTATCTTCCGAAGATAATCCATATAGCAGTTGAAAGTTTGCCGTTTAAGGACGAAAGGCAAATGGAAGTAGATAACCGAAACCTGATGGCACAGGGTTACGCTGAAGCCGGACCGGATGATTACATCATTATCTCTGACGAAGATGAAATTCCGAACCCAGACGGCATTTTAGAGGGAATAGCAAAAGGTCATCAGTGCTTTGCTATGCGGCAGAGATTGTTTTATTACTATGTGAACTGTCTCGCAGCCCAGGCATGGGACGGATGTATGGTCTATAAAAAGAAACTCATTCCGTCGCCTCAATGGATCAGAGATCGCAGGGGGCAGGGTGAAACTACGATACTGAACGGGGGGTGGCATTATTCATTTTTGGGTACGCCTGAGATGATAATGTCAAAGCTCAGTCACTTTTCAGAGCAACAGGTGAACACTCCCGATGTGAACAACCGCGAGAATATTGAGAGATGTATGCAGACCGGAGAAGATATATTTCACCGTACAGAATGGTTTGCACAAAAAAGATTCATAACTTTGGAAGAAATTAATCACCCAGAGCTTGCGGAATGGTTAAAGAAATATCCTCACAATTTTAAGTCATGAAACGCATTTATATATCCGGATGCGGCGGGATGCTTGGTGAAGCGTTTTATTCATTGCTTCATGACGTTCATAAGCTGAAATGCACGGATATAGATTTAAACGAGGATTGGTTGGGTTATTGTGATGTTCGTGATTTTGGGGCTTATCGCAAGTCAGTATTGGGATTCTCGCCGGACGTATTGATTCATCTTGCGGCATTGACTGACCTTGAGTATTGCGAAGAAAACCAATTAGAAGCGTACAACACTAATACACTCGCAGTTGAAAACGCGGTACATATTGCTAATGAACTTGGCGTTCCGTTGATTTACATAAGCACGGCAGGGATATTCTCAGGTGAAAAATACTCTTATGATGATTGGGACGCTCCAGAACCGATAAACGTTTATGGCCGGTCTAAATATATGGGCGAGAGGTTTGTTGTTGAAAACTCCGATGCTTACCTAGTTTGCCGTGCCGGTTGGATGATGGGTGGCGGGCGAAAGGATAAGAAGTTCGTGAACAAAATTATGCGTCAGCTTCAGAACGATGAAATTCTGGCTGTGAATGACAAAGACGGAACTCCAACTTATACTTATGATTTTGTTAGGAACGTGATGTTTCTTCTTAATTCTGAAAAGTGGGGTGTTTACAACATGGTCTGTGAAGGGGAGGCTTCGCGATATGATGTAGCCGCAGAGATCATAAGGCTGACTGAAAGCAAGGCTTCTTTGACTGCGGTTAATTCTTATCATTTTCGCGATGAATACTTTGTACCGCGACCGGCTTCTGAGAGATTGGTTTGTACTAAACTTAGGATTCGCGGTCTTTATTTTATGCGTGATTGGAAAGTTTGTTTAAATGAATACATAAATCAAATGAAATGAAAAAGCTACTTATTTTTGCAATCGTTATGCTTTTGGCAAGCTCATGTACTTGCCTGATCGCCCAGATACCTCCGCAATATGTGTATGTTACAACTTCATGCGAGGCGACACTTCCGGACTACCTTCCGATGGTAACTGTTTCGGATAACTGTCAGATCAAATCAGTGACTCAGTATCCCCTGCCTGGATTTACGTTAAATGCCACTAATCCGCAGGTCACAGTCACAATACGGGCAACTGATGTATTTGATAACTTCACTGAGATTTCATTTTCAGTAAAAGCAGTTGACACAGTGCCTCCGACAATCATACCGACGGGCGACCTGCTTACAGATAATTGGCAGAAGATTCACGGGTTATATGATGCGGCTGACAGGCTTTTGGCTGAACAGGAACAATACTTTGATCTCAATTTTGATTGGGAGGCTGCGGGAATACCTGAAGATAAGCGACCGACAGGGCAATATGACAAGAAAGTCCTGACTATTCTTGCATCTCCGGCTCATGCTACGAAAGGTTACGGAGGCCGGTTTATAATGTACCAGAGCAATAACGATTCATTCATAGCGAAGTGAAACGCTTTTGGTTTTTGCTCTTTTTGCCTTTATCACTGTCGGCACAAGATACTATTTTGGTTGAAGGCCGCACGTTTGTTGACACTCTCAGTGGAACATCCTACGGGGTCACGACAAACCGCACACGGCCTGTTAAATTCATCTTCAGAAACAACTCAGTCACCGGAGAGAACACAACGGGTTATATGTTGGAGGCGGGACAGGAGAACACCGGAGCGTACACGAACAATCTGAGAGGGGCAGAGATAACGGGCAATAAGTTTACATGGGTAGGAGATCAGGACGCTAACACTATCACTCACGGGGTCTTTACAGGTTATCATACCGACGTTCGGATAATGTATAACTACCTTGACTACGTTCCAATGGGAATAATCCGGAAGTCAAACGGGATGACTGATTCAACAGGGGTAGTTGCTTACAACATAATCCGCAACCCTCCAGCCGTTGGAATTGTTGTGAAGGGAATGAACGGAGTCAGAATCTACAATAACACTTTTTATTCTGAAGATTCTCTTTACGTCGGTCCGGGTATAGGAACGTGGCGGGGGTTGATTGACGTTTATGAGAATGATAATCCGGTAGGTTCGGCAAAGGGTGTAAAGATCAAAAACAATATTTTCTACACGAAGAACCGGCTGACGAATATTAACGTCATGAATGAATCCTGTTTGGAGGGATTTGAAAGTGACTATAATATTTTCTGGTGTGAGGCCGGAGAACCAATGTTTATGATTGCCGGTAATCGATTGACGTTTACACAATGGAAAGCCAGAGGTTACGATCTCCATTCTCAGGTAATGAATCCGTACTTTATAAATACTATTGATTTAGTCCCCGAACGTCGTATGCAATGGGGAACGCCTACGGAATTTAATTATGGCATCGCTGCTTCTGATTATTGGGTTGCAGGTTTTGACCCTGTGTTAGTCCGTCAGGGCGAATACTGGCAACAGGGCGCACGGGTTTATGAAGGTGACATTGTAATCTTTTATTGGCGCGGTAAGTTGTTTGACGGTGACACTACGGCAGTAGATTTGAAGTATGGCAAAATAGTAATCAATCAGGGTGAAATACATATACATCAATGAAAGACGAATCAACACATCAGCCAATACTATTTGAGGCCATACGTCAAATGACAGGAGCTATTCTTGAACTTGGCGCAGGGTATTCGTCAACTGAACAGATCCATTTACTTGCTGAAGGCCGTAAGATTCTCACAGTAGATGATAACCAGGTATGGTTAGATCACTTTCGTCACCTTGAAAGCGATACACATCAGTTTGCTTTGTTCTCCGAAAAACTGTTTGAAGAATACGGCCGCGATTGGTCTGTCGTGTTGGTTGACCTTTCGACATGGGATCAGCGGATGTGGGCAATAGAGAAATTGAGATACTTTGCTGAGTATTTAGTCATTCATGATGCACAGGAGAAAAACCTTGACCGGCTGTTTGTTTATCACCGCGAGTACCGCACAAATGACTTTCCAATGCCTACTACATTGTTAGGCAGTAACATAAGAACACTAACCGGCATTAACGTAGAAGGGGCAAGTTATGGATGAGATAAAAAACATTTACGTCGCACTCTCACGGCTTTACAACATAAGTGCAGAGAGGGTAATCACAACGGATGACATTGACGAAGTTTGCAACTCATTTGAAATCTTTGCGTTTAAAGATGAAGTGACGGCAATAGCAGAGAAGTTGATGATTGTCGGACATTTGGGAGCAGTGAGTTATGGATTCAGTGAACCGGATATTGCTTAACTTTGCAGCATAAAAAGATAAAAAGTAATGACTGACGAAGAAAACAGCGAAGAACTACTGCCGTTAAACGATAAACAGGAAAGATTCTGTTATGAATATTGCATTGACTTAAATGCAAGTAAGGCCGCAATTCGTGCCGGTTACTCTGAAAACTCAGCCCGTTCTACTGCTTCGACTATGCTAACAAAATCAAACATTTTAGCACGAATCAAAGAATTACAGGATAATTTGGCCGAAACTGCCGGAATAACAAAGC